CTACTGACATTATATTTTCTTTCCTTGTTTAGTTATTTATAAACTTTTGTTTCTCATTGAAACTAAAATTCTTCTTCACTGCCATGAGCTCCGGCCTTTGTTTCAGCCTCAATTTGTGCTTCCATATCCTTCATATCCTCTTCGGACATTCTTAAAACATTTTTAGCAACCCACTCATGTGATAGGTATCTACCTACATGTTCTTGTACATTAGATAAGAGGTCGAACCTTTCTCTTACCATTTCGTTTTGTTTTAACTCTGAGAAATAGTTATCCTCTATAAAATCAAAACCAATCTTTTCTTTCCAACCACTCCAGTCTTTTTCTGTGATAATACCTTTTAATAACAATTGTGTTTTAAGCAACTGCATGAATAAATCACCAAACCTTTTTCTTAACCTATCAATGAATTTCTTAAATTTAACTTCATCTCTAGATATTTCAGTACTTCTGCCTAGTGTAAACTGAGCCTCTTGTTCCAGTCTATTAACCGGTACATTTAATGATTTATATAATTTCTTTTGGAAATACATAATATCATCTATCTGTCCTAAATTCTCACCACCTGGCAAAGTGGTAATCTCGGTCCCTCTTCCACCTTCCCTACGCGGCAGGAAAAAGTCCTCGAGCATTGACATATGTTTTCTATCATCTTTTATGTCGCCGGTTTTAGCATCATAAACCAATTTATTTCTATATTGATTCATAATACCTCTTAAGTATTCTTCTGCTTTACCTTTTGGTAAGTTACCAACATCAATGTAGAATATTCTTCGTTCTGGAGCTCTGGATATACGATATATAACCACAGAGTCTTCCATCATTCTTAATTGATTAACAGGTTTTAAAGCCTTATGTAAATAGGATAATATCCTTTTACGCGATGGGTCCATTTGACCTGATGTACAGAAAGCAATTGCATCAGGGTATATTTTTATACCTTGGTCTGCAACATTTAATCTTTCATCTTGGTAAACAAAATATTCATCTACTTTACTAATTACCTTTGCACCTGTTGTTGGGTCAACATCATGTTCGACTTCCTTAACCTTCTTTAATTTGGCGGGGTCGATATAATTAAGTTGTTTAATACCTAACGCTGGTTTATCTGTATCAATAATAATATGGAATGGTAATCTACCATCGACATACCATTTTCTAAATATTTCATGTCCGTTGGAATGGAAATTTAAGAGTTTTAATATTGTATCAAACTCCTCTTGCATTCCTTTTTTTATCTTATCTGATATTTCTAAATCATCTAGTATAAGATTTACTGGTGCCTCATTAGTGTCACCAACAATCGCCTCATTAATAATATCTTCAATTGCAGCATCACATTCGGGCTGTGAGGATATATCTCTGTATTTCATTATTAAATCAATATCGGTCTTGGCTTTGTCGCCTTCCATATCGATAAACGCACCAAAATGTCCACCAGCTTGGATAACGCCTGCGCCATCCTCCTCAGTTTTCGGTACGAACGAAGGTCTTAAAGGTTCCTTCCCTTTCCTATTGATTTCAAAACCAAAAAATTCTGCCATATTTCACCTCATATTATCGGAGGGGAACTTAGTTCCCCACCTTTAATACTATTTATATACCTACGAAGTAGTGTCTGATTCCCAGTATTGAACCTGGAATTCCATTGTAAACTCTTCTATCGTATTTTCTGAATCATAACTGACTTCAATCTCAGACATATTTGTTGGGAAAATTCCTCTAAAGTTATATGTCTTAGTAACTTCTCCAGCTTTATTCAATTGTTCAACAATTGCGTCTGACTGATAGTCACTTGGATTTGAAAGTCCTGTGTTTGCGTTATGACTGTTAATGCCGTTCATCCACTTTTCCATAGAGTTACGAACTTCAAAGCCTACATCATTGATAATAGTTATTGACCATGGGTCGAATGTTCTATCACCAGCAATCTGTAATTGTCTACCACGGAATAAAACCGGGATAGGTGCAATAACAGATGAAGGCATCTGAGCTGTTTTACACATGAAAGATGTTAATTCAACATCACCTTGCGCGTAACTTGGGAAGTTCAAAGTGACTTTGAACATGTTGGCTCTTGCGCCACCGCCTACTAGTTTTGATTTAAAATCGTCTACGCCTAATATTGCCATGTTATATCTCCTATGAACCTGCTATTTCTGAAAATTCAATCCCAGATCTAGTTGCTATGAAATTTAATGTAATGAAGTTGATAGACCTTGAAGGCTTAATGAATAAATCTGCTACAAACCTGTTGCTGTCAATGACTGCATTAGTGTTATTTGTATTATCGCAGACTACTAAAAAGTCTGTAAGTCCTCGTCTTCCTTTTACATCTCTCAGGAAGGGCTCTATTAGATTTCTAAATTGAGCTCTTGTGAATTCATCATTAAATTCAAATAGTTGTGCTTCTGCAGCAGTACTAATTGCTTTTTCTAATACGATGAATAATCGTCTTACATTAATCCTATCGAATGCAGAAGGTCTCTTCAATAAAGTTTTGTCACCAAATAATATTGTACCTTGTCCAGGCATTGATACTATTGGATTTACACGAGCTTTATAAAGTGTATCTCTATCTGCTTTTGTAGGGTTATATGCAAGTTTTGTTACTCCGAGTAGTTGACCTCTATTCACACCTGCTGGTGAGAACCATGCGTCAGCTACGGAATCTGTGTTTGCACACAAACCTGCCATATGACCTGAAGCACCTATAAATCTGTATACATCGTTATATTTGTCGTATACATATAGTGCTGTTGAGTCACAAGAAGCGTAAGAAGTAGATGTTAATCCGTCAGCAAATGCTTTCACATCTGTTGCAGGAGCAGCACTACCTACTGTATCTTCTAATGGAGGTGATACAAATGCCATACAATCTTTACGTGTTTTTGCAATAAGTATTAATTTTTCTGCAATTGTTTCCGCGCCGTTAGCGTCAGGTGTACCAAAAAGTAAATTAACATCTACTGTGGTTGCGTCTGCTAAGAGATCGTATGCCGCTGTTACCTCGGCTGTTGTTGGTGCGTTATCGTCTGTTCCACCACCGAGACTGCTCTCGATTGCTGCTGAGTTCGTAGTAAATGAAGTGTTGGCTGCTACAGTTTCACCAGCATCTGATAATGAAGTATCGTGGTCTGTCCACCATATCCATTCAGATTTGCTATTGATTACATCTTTGTAGAACAATGAAGTTCCTGATGTGTCTTTAGCATCTGATGCTTGTGATAAGAAACCAAAAGTTTCTAATACTGTCCCTGGTGTTCCGGAAATCGCACCATCTTCGTCGATGATTGCAATATGCATCTCATCGTTTGCTGATGTTTTACCAAGACCTGACGCATAGTCAGATGTTGCCGGTGCGGAATCGAAATTAGCTGAATAAGCCCAGCCACTAAAGGAAGTAATTCCTTGAGTAGCTATTGAAACTTTTAAGCTATTTCCTAAAACTCCTGGGTATTTTGCCGTCCAATTACCTACGCTCAACGAACCTGTGGAATAATTGTTATCATAATCAGTCTCATTTTTAATGAGTTGTCCTGTACTTCCATCTGCGGTAGCGTTTTTGTTACCGGTTGAAGCACGAACTACTTTCAGTGCGTTTCCATACTTTAAGAATGACGCAGCTACTAGAAAGTATTTTGCTGTATTGTCGTCTGGTGAGCCAAATTTTGAAACAAGTTCTTGTTCAGAACCTATTGTACAAGCTTCGCTTACTGGACCCCAATTAAATGCGCCTGCAAACCCACCAATGCTGGTTGATACTGCTGGAACTACATTTGAGGCATCGATTTCTTTAATGTCGACGCCGGGTGATACTTGAAATGCCATCGCTTTATCCTCTGTTGTTATTGAGTTAGTTAATATGTATCATAATAAGAATAGTCAATGGTATTATTTATAATATAATAAATCCTATACCGTCCACGTTTCTCTTACGATTCTATCTTCTGTGTTTAATTCTGGATTGTTTTGAGTCCATAATGTTTTGTCTTTAAATATGTTCACAAATTGTGTGGTTATACCACCTACATATTTTTCTATGCCCCTAAAGCCTGGGTTTGAATTAACTTCTAAACAATATGGCTTTTCTTTTTCTCTGTCATCGGCAGGTAATAAATCAATACCTGATAATCTGGTACCAAATGCCTTTGCTATTCGGAGTGCTTCTGATTTTTCAATGTCTGTAAGGTCTATTTTAGACGCCTCAGCACCCAATGAAACATTACTTCTTCCATCGCCTGTGATTACTTCTCTTTTCATCGCACCTAGTATCTGGCCTTCGCACACTATAACACGAATGT